GTGAATTCGCCGGTTTCAAAGTTGATTTGTCCAGCGCCATACTTCTCAGATAACCGTTTAAGTAATACTTGTTCTTCTTCTAGTAACCCCTTGAATACCTTAGTTTGTTCGCTAAGTTTTTCATTTAGTTCTACGATATCTGACTGGAGTAATTGAATTTGTAAACTTAATTGTCCAGAGTCAGAGACTACCGTTGCTAATTTATTTCGTAAAATACTAATTTCTTCTAAATCTTCTTTCGTAATTTCAGACATAATAACCTCTTTAGAATATAATACAACTCGTATTATAAATATCTGTTTTTTTACCTAAACATCAATTATTCACTTTCTATTTCAGTAAAAACAACCGTTTTTTTGATAGAAAATCTTCTATTGGAAGTGAGACTTCTATTGTTTTGTTTATCTAGTGCGGTTTCAGGTAAAAGGTATGCATATACGGTCATATCAAATTGAGTCCGTACCACACGGTCCTCTGTAATTGGTAATTCTGTCATAGGTTCAAATGACTTCACAGAAGTACGGAATTTATAGTTGTTTTGGTCACCCCAGTATTGGTCTGTTTCGAATGAAATGTTTTCCACTACCGCATTCATTTGTTCCATATATTCGGTCCAAATCATACAACGATACGTTATTTCGTAATAATCTGGAAGAGTAGTGGTCAAATATTCACGACTTGGGGTAATACCGTTTTTGACCGCAAATTGGTCATAAGGAGTCCGTCTATTCCACCCAGTTTCAAAGGTTCGTTCTAAATACTTGTTAACGGGAGAATTAATAATAGATTTCTTCATCCCCGTTCGACGAATCATAATCATTGGTAATTGAATCTTACCAATAGAATCTCTCATAATCCCGTCACGTTGTGCCGATTTCCAACGTTCGGGATTACCGTAAATAACAGGTACCTTAACCGACACATTATTTTGTGTTACAATTGGTTTAATACGGTCATTCATATATCCAAGAATAGCATTATCAATTGTAAATAATGTTACCGCAATAGGAGGTATACCATCAGATGGAATATCCTTTGAACGGTCTTGGACTGGTTTTTCTTGTTGTAAGTCCAATCGTTTTATTGGCGTATCGCTCATACTTGTACCTCTTCAATATCAATACTTGTACGGCGTGTTAAGTGTGCCATACAAATGATTGCGGTATTAAACCCTGGCTTACCTGCGATAAGTTGTGTTTCGGTAATGTTATGAATTTCATAAAAATGATTATTGTATCCAATCACATCACCGATTTCTGGGTATGTATTTACATCTTGTAACATACGACGAGCGAATCTAAATTCTGTTTGTTGGTCTTGGTTAACCCCAAATCCTTCTTCTCGTACTGACGTATTTTTATCGTATTTAATAATTGCGTTTACTTTTACTGGAGTGTATCTTGGCTTAGTGGCACTTTCACCATAGATATTTACTTTAGCGGATTCTACTATAATCTTATAAAGAATGACCGCAACATCCATCGTTTCATCAATCAGTTCCCGAGTGATGTGTTGGATAAATTCAAAATCACGTTGTGTGACAAAGCGTGCCATGTATTAACCTATGTAAATGAGAGTAGGAATATTCTTGAACATTTCTTGCATATTCTTAGAATTTTCCATTTGTTTTTTCATTTGTGCTTGCATTCCAGTTTCTTCGAGAGTTTCACGAAGTTCTTTGATTAATGCTTCCTTTTCTGCGATTGCTTCACGACGAAGGATTTCACCGTCTAAGCGAATTTGTCCGTCTGGATATGGAATGTTTTCAAACTTTGAACGAATGATACCCAATAATTCTTTTGCCAATGCAAGTGTGTATTTGAATATCCAAGTACGAGACATATCATTTGTTTTAGTATATGATATATGAGTGTACGGAACATTAGATAAATCACTTCCTACATCTGACCCAGATTGGAACGTGTTTGCTTGCTTATCATCCACAACCATATAATCAAAGAAGATTGCTTTATCTTGTGTAAAGATTGGTTGAAACTTGATAATGTTATTAGAAACTTCAAATCCATATTGACTCTTACGAATCATATCATTGATTTCAATTGCTTGAATACGTAGTAAATCTTCGTAGGCAGGCATCATCACGAATGTGACTGGTGGTGAGTATCCGTCAAATCCGAATTCTGCCATCAAGTTTGTTAACCCAAGACCTGTGGTTGCGAATGGGTCATAGTAACGTGCGATTGCTGGTGGCATGTAATGATAGATACGACGAATTTCTATTTTCTTTCCACTTTCACTAACGTCTGCCCACAATGTCTTTAAGTCATATGATTGAGTATATGCGGATGCAGAAATATATCCTCTTTTCACCGTTACGTCACCACCAGATTGTGCTTCTACACCATAATCCGTTGCTAACTTGACTACTTGTGGAATTGCTGACCCTACGATGTTACGTTGTGTTGCAGACGTTGCCGTTGACACCCCTTGTAAGGTCATCATATGTTCACGTGCATTAAATTGATTGACTTGATTACCGTATGTAGATATAGCCTCTTCAAAACACGCATATATCTGTTTATCCAATAATTCAACCGCTACGACAGGATATCCCAACTTTCTTGCGACGAACTCTGCGGCACGTGGGGCATCAATTTGAAATTGTGTGTCGGCATCAAAGAATCCAAATGGTGTGATACCAACTGGATTACTAGGACTACCATCGTAGAAAATTGGTTCTTGTGTTTCCATAATTCTCTCTAATTAGGGACTTAGAATAAATAGTTTTATTAAATCATTAAGTGGTATTTTTGTAATAGAAATAAAAAGGGTGACCTTTCGGCCACCCAATTTATTCCCACCGTTACTACGACGATTAGACTAAGTTTAATGCGTCGATGTACACCTTTCCGAAGAATTCTGGGCGTACAACCTTCTTTGCGTAACGGGTCATCACACCACGGCGTGGGGTGAAGTTGTTTGGATCATAGACCAATGGGGTCATGATGAGTGGGATGTAAGGTGCGTATACTGCACCAGTTTCGAGGAAGTTACTTCCACGGAAACCCATCAATAATACGTTTTCCTTCATGTATGGGTTCTTGTAGATGGTGTAACGGTTTTGGAATGAACCAACCTTGGTTACGCCACCTGCGAATTCCATCTTGTCACCATCGGTGTTTGCCATGAAGCCTGGGATGGTTTCAAGGATTGTTGCAACGGTTGGTGAACATACTGCGAAGTTTGCACCACCACGCATGGTGAGTTGGTGAATCTTGTTTGATACCTTTTGCATCTTTTGACCGAGTGTTTGGAACCAGGTCATATTGGTCCATGCAGTACCAGTGTATGATGATGCTGCGAATGCACCAGATGTTGGGTTGTATACGGTACCAATTTGTGCTGACCAGTATTCAGTGGTTTGTGATGGTACAGCTGCGATTAACATATCAAGGATTTCGAGGTCGATTTCGGTTGAGATGTAATCACTTAACATTGCTGTTAATTCTGCTTCTGCATCAACACTGTGGTAAGCGTTCAAGTCTTGAGCAAGTTCTGGTGACCATACTGCCTTCAACTTACGAGTCTTAGCAACGATGGTTTCTGAACGGAGTTCAAGGTCGATTTGTGGGATTCCGATATCACTATCACTGGTTGCTTCGAAGTCACCACGGGTACTGTCGGTTGGTTGCTTACTGTATGCAACTGAGTTGATTGTATCGTTTGCATCTACAACTGCATTTACGATGAATACTACGTTTGCACCAACAATCTTAGTGAATTCTGGAAGAACTTGTGCTGCGAAGTCAATTCCTGAACCTGATGGGATGAATGAGCGAACTGCGAGCTTATCTAAGTTGGTGAATGAACTGGTTGCGATTGAATACTTTGAAAGACTACCAGTTGCTACATAGTCTGCGTTGAAGTTTACATCTGAGAATGATGCAGATGCTGGAGCGGTGGTTAAACCAGTTAAGGTTGCATCGTTTACTGAGTAAGCGAATGCACCTGCGCCGTATAATCCACCTTGGTCTGAGTTACCAAAACCACCGAATGGTGTACTTAATGATTGACCATAGAGTGATTGACCAGAGGTCTTACCGTTTACAGTTGTGCCGTACTTGAAGTCCATATAGAACACAAGTCCTGAAGGAAGGTTCATTGGTTGGACTGATACGAAGTTCTTACTTGCGATACTTCCGAAGACCTTACGGACTAATGGAAGTGCTACACCTGCCCATTGTTCACCTGCGGTGCCTGCGAGGTTGGTGTATGAGGTTTCTTGGAGGAGTTGTGATGCTTGGTTTTCAAGCATAACTGCCATTGATTGCTTGTCATAACTTTGGAGGCCTTCGAGAAGACCTGACTTTTCCCACTTACCTGCTAACTTACGTGCTTCTTCAGTGATTACCTTGTGTGCTGAACCGGCTTCACTGATAAGGTTCATTACGTCGGACATTTGTTATTCTCCTATGAGGTTAGATAAGACCTGCTAATTGTTGTAAACGCTTTGCAACTGAGTTTTCTGAGATAACTTCAGTTGTTGCCTTTGGTGCGGTGCTTGGGACTGCCTTACTTGCCAATCCTTCTGCAACGACTTTCTTTGGTGACTTTGTTGCCTTTAATACTTTTGCTGTTGAAGTTAATGTTTCAACAAGAACTGTGTAAACCATCTTGACTTCACGAACAGTGGTTGCACGGTCGAATGATTCAACAATGTTAACCTTTTGTTCGTTACTTAAACCTTCCTTACGGAAGATTCTGTTGGTGTACAACAATTTTGCGTTGAGAAGATTTACTTCGTTTAGCTTGCCTCGTAGGAGCTGAACAGCCTGACGATATTCTGCAAGTTCTTTCTCAAGGGATGCCATTTTTTCGGAATCTGCATGCTTCTTTTCATCCTCGGCTTCCAATTCTCTGAGAATTACTTCAAGGTCGAGTTCTTCTTCTTCGCCTTCTTCTTCGTGACCCTTCATTTCTTCACCTTCTTCACCTTCCAACTTTGGAACTGATGGGTTGGTGACAAACTTTTCTACATCGGCAGCGGTATGTGCTTCATCCTTACCGATTTTTGAAGAATGTGGTGGAACATCCTTAGCCAACTTTCCTGCTTCAGGGTCTTCCATTGGATAGGCTTCGTCTGCCATTTCCTCTTCTTCACCTTCTTCTTCCTTACCTTCTGACCAACTTTCATCCATTTCTTCTTCGCCTTCTTCGCCATTCTTTTCGAAGGCCTTCATATCTTCTTCTAATTCCTTGATTACTTCGTCAAGGTCAAAATCTGCTTCGGTCCAATCGTCATACCAATCGGTTTCTGAATCTTGGTGTGATTCTGGTCCAGTTCCGATTTCGGAAGAGTCTTCTGCTTCAGCGGATGGTTCCTTGTTATCACCGGCGCCAATGTCTGAACTATCCATTGGAACTTCCTTAGACTTACTTTCACCTTCTGCTTCTTCATGTGGAACTTCCTTGGCAGCTTCCATCTTTGGAGCTTCTTTCTTTTCGTGTTCTGGTCCTTCTGCCTTTTCGTGTTCTGGACCTTCCTTCTTTTCTTCATCATCTGATTCCATACCTTCCGCTTCTGCGCGGAGTCTGCGTGAAATCATAGATTTGATTGCTGGTGTGAACGTTTCTTCTAATGAAAGCTTTGCATTTTCAATTGCAGTTTGACGAACTGCTTCTGCATCTGCGATAGCTTCACGAAGAAGTTTGTTCGTGAATTCCGATGTTGCCATATAAAGTCTCTCCTAATGAGAAAAATGACTATTTTAAGTCATTAACACGTATTGGTATAACAAAAATCACACCCCATTAGAGGTGTACTATTAAATATATATTACTGTTTTTCTAAAAACATCAATTTTTAGTTAGAACGTATTATTCTGCTTCTTTTGTGCCTTACTCTCCTCGCGTTTTCTACGACGGAGGGCATCTTGACGTTTCTTAGCAAGTCGTTTCGACCGTTTCATATGGAATTCTTTCTTCTTTAAATCTTCCATCAATTCAGACCGTTTGACTAACTTAGTAAACTGTTGTAATGCTCTATCTAAATCGACTTGTTTATCACCTTTGACTTCAACGTACATACAACCTCCGATTATTTTGTGACCATTTTATATGCGATTGCTACCATATTGTCGATGGATTCATTGACAAATTTTTGTTTATTTTCTGGGGATAATTTGTGCATCACCGTGACAAGTAACTTTGCGGTATACCCGTCGATATATTGCTCATCGACCTTTTGAGCCTTTCCTGTTTGGGCAACGTGT